CAAAAATGAGACGATGCACACTATCGAGAAGCCCGCTACCAAGGAACGTATCCGGGCGAAGACCGCGTGGGATGCGAACACCTTGCGCGGCGACTATGCGGACGTGCTCATATTCGATGAATACCAATTGATGAACGAGGACGCCTGGGAGCTCGTAGGGGCGCCTATGCTACTGGATGGCGATGGGGACGCGATATTCATTTACACCCCGCCGTCGTTACGGTCGGCGGGGCGTTCGAAGGCCAGGAATCCGCGGCACGCGGCACTCCTATACAAAAAGGCCGAGGCCGACCCGACCGGGAGGTGGTCGGCGTTCCATTTCACCTCACACGACAACCCGCATATCAGCTCCGTGGCGCTCGAGGAGATCACGCAGGATATGTCCGCCACGGCATACGCCCAAGAGATTATGGCCGAGGACCGCGACGAGGCCCCTGGGGCGCTCTGGAAACATGCCGAGTTGGACGAGGACCGGGTTGGCGGACCTCGGATACCCCGATTGGACGAACGTCCGTATACGATGATTGTGGTAGGGGTTGATCCCAGTGCATCATCAACCGGAGATGAATGCGGGATTATCGTAGTTGGCGCAAAGGGTCCACGAGAGTATTATGTGCTTGATGACCTGAGCCGTCAGGATTCGCCGCTGGGTTGGGGTCGGGCGGTTCTTGGTGCATACCATCAATACAATGCGCATGTGATTGTTTATGAGGGCAACCAGGGCGGGGAAATGGCGGCACAAACGCTACGTGGAATTGAGGAGGTAGAGGAACTGTGGGTTGATCTTCCCCTTGTCAAGGTGTCGGCAAGTGAAGGAAAGGCCGCACGAGCACAGCCTATTGCCGTGCTTTATGGGCAGCATCAGGTACATCATGTTAAGGTATTCGAGGCGCTTGAAAATGAATTGTGTTTATGGGAACCCGGAAGCGGCAAATCCCCGAACCGACTTGATGCTCTTGTCTGGGCGATGGTCGGGTGTCGGGACCGCGCGCGAGCAACGAAAGCGAGGGCGTATTCATGACACCAGAAGAGTACAAAAAGGCGAAGGGCATGGAAGCGTTGGGCGGATGCTGCGGAGCGGCGATCATCTTTGTGGCGATCCCGGTTGTATTCGGCTTGACTGGGTCGTTTATCGGGGCTATCGTGTTTGGGGCAGTCCTGTTTGTTGGGCTTGTTGCATTACTGCATAGGAAGGCTAAATAAGGAAAGTGAGGGTATTGGGATGATTAGAAATGAAGCGGCGAATTGCGGAAACTGCCCATATTGGGTGTGTTGGGACAATGAATCTATGTCGGACGCGGGATCGTGCCGTGTGGGCCCGCCGGTAGGCGAAGAACCGTGGCCCACGACAGCGCGGCCCAAGTGGTGTGGTCAACACCCGGACATCAATTTGCGCGGGCAAGACGGAGGGCTAAACAATGATCAATCTTGAGCTTTCTAAGTTTGAAAACCAAGAGAACGCAGCATCGGCAAGGTGTCTTTTGAGTCCGATGCTGGACTTGTTTCCGGTATGGATCGAGGAGGTCTTTGTTCGGCAGGACGATCCTCCAGATAGCAACACGCTGGCGAGCATCTGGTTTGACCTCGAATATCGCAGAGCAACCATCGGTCTAGCCCCAGCATTCTGGGAGTTGCCGACCGATAAGCGCCACGAGGCGCTGCTGCATGAGATAGCGCACGCATGGGTCAGTCCGTTGACTGAATGGGTACGCAGACGGCTGTTATCAGACGAGGACGAGTTAACCAAGGAGCGTAAGGTAGAATTCGAGGAGCGCGCTGAAATGGCGACACAGGGCCTCATAAACGCAATGAAACGACTAATGTCCGTACCGCCCTGGAGGGGTCGCTACCATGACGCTTGACGTGCTTGTCTGTACGCCGAACCATCGGGGGCCGCTCGCGCAGCGGTGCCTGGACACGTTGAACGACACCACGCGCGGGATACCCTACACGTTGCGAATCGAGGACAACCTGGGCGCGCAACCGTTCTCGCACGCACGCGCAATGAACCGGGCCATTGACTCCGCAGACGGGTATCTGCTCTGCCTCGATGACGATACGTGGTTCGAGGACAACGGCTGGCTGGGGGCAATGCTCGAAGCCGCGCAGGGGCCTAACGTCGCGGTGGTATGCCCGGAGCATTGGCGGAACGAGCACAAAGCGTGGTGTTGTGGCGCGTGGTTCGAGTTCAGCGGCGTATCGCGGCCAGTACGGCCCACACACAGAAAGACGGTGGTGGCTGCATCCGGTTCGGCGTGCTGGTTGTTATGCAATCCCCCGGACGGCCTGCGTTGCTGTGAAGCGTATGAGAAATACATTTTTGACCCGGATTACTGCCTGCTCGCATGGGAATTGGACTACAAAACCGTGTCTGTCCCGGTGCGCATATTTCACGATTCCGGAGGCGCGATGCGCGAGTTTGGGTTCAACCGGGTCGAGGCTGAGGCGCGGGACCGCAAAGTGTTTGTAAAGCGCTGGGTTGACAATGGACGGTTGGCCCGGCTCTATGATAGGATTCGAGGAGAGGTTGAACATCCAATACCGAAAGGGACGCCATGACAGAGATTCACAATGAGTACGACCGGGGGATACGTGTGCTCCGGCCAGCGGGTGAACAGGTGCGCGGGCTGGTTGCCTGGATTGCCGCTATTCCGCACGATTGTCGGTGGCGGATTGTGGAGGTTGGCAGTTGGCGTGGTGAAAGCGCGGTCATGTTCTCCGCGGAGTTTGACCTGGTGTTCTGCGTTGATTCGTGGCTTGAATATGAGGCGCAGTACCAGGAGTTTCTGCGACTGACCGGGCCGATCAAGAACATATCATACCAGCGGGCGGCGAGCATTGACGCAGCACAGGGCGTTGCAGCGGCCTCCGTGGACGCCGTGTATATTGACGCCAACCACCAATACGCGAGTGTCCGGGCGGACATCGATGCGTGGTTGCCGAAAGTGCGGCCCGGCGGGTACATCGGCGGGCACGATTATGGGCGGGCATACCAGGGCGTGAACCAGGCGGCGAACGAAACCTTTGGGGAACAGAACGTGCTCCGATTCGAGGATAGTTCATGGCTGGTTGGTCCGTTGCCGGTGACGCCATGACAGAGGACCGGGTGATAGCGTGCGCGGTAACAGACGAAATGACCGAACTATCTGCGCTGACCGTACCCAAAATGCGGGCATATGCCAAACGATGCTCTGCCCGGTTCGTACTCTTTGACGGTATGCCGGACCGGTTCCAGGACCCGAAATACAGGATGTTCGAGGCGGGTGAACTCCAGGCTGACCGAGCGCTCCTACTCGATGCGGATATCGTAGTCCGCGACAGCGCGCCGGACATATTCGAGGCGCACCCGACCGGCTCCTGGATGTTCGACGAGGGTACGATCCGGCGGCCAGGATGGGGTAACCGATACCGGGACCGTATCATGGCCGAGGTGGCCGCCTGTCCGGGAATGCCGACACTGGACCGAAACTGGGGACCGGAGTGGTGGAACCCCGGCGTGTCGTTGCTCGATGGCGGTGTGGTATCAGAACTGTATGTCATGCCGCCGTGGAACGTGGCCGACCCGGAACACCTGTGGGATTCACCGATGGAAAAGACCACCGTTCCGGCAGCGCACGTCCGCATAAAGCATATCGCGAAAAACATGCCCTGGCTCAACTGGCGTATCCGGATGCTCGGCCTCCCCATGCGCCCGCTTGACGTTCGGTGGAACACGTTGATCAACGGGAAAACGCGCATTCCAGCGGCCTATTTCTGGCATTGTACCGGGTCGGAGAACGACGAAAACCGGCCTGCGCGCAAGGCGCACATGATCCGTTTGATCTGCCGGAACAACCGGGAACCGTTGCCTTGCGCGCCCGCGCCAACGCCGCCGGGTTCGCCTCCCTCTTTGGTGCATGTCCACTTCGTGTGCGCCAACCTCAAACCACCGTGGATTCTCGAACGGATGCAGGCGCATATCAGGGCCGCTGCGCCCAAGGGCATACGGGTGACAACCTCACTGAGCGCCGTTGACGAACCCTACACGATCAACTATTACAATCCGTACCGGCACTGGAAGGGCAAGAGTCGCAGAGCGTTAGACGTGGTGTTCTGCACGCACCCGGAGCGCGAGCAAACGTTCTATGCGTCTGCGCGGGCTGCGGATGCGGTGGTTATGATGTGTAACCAGTATCGGGCCGGGATTATCGGCATGGGCGTGCAGGCGGAGCGGGTGCACGTCATCCACCCCGGCGTTGATGACCGATATAAGGACACACGGCTCCGGGTGTTCGCGCCGTCGCGCATGGATTATGCCTGCGCTCGAAAAGGCCCAGACGTGTGGAAACGCTTATCCGGCGAAACCTGGCTGGACTGCGTAACCAGCAATGGGCGCATGACGGAAGAGGAACTGCTTACGGAATACCGGCGGTGCGACGTGGTTGTGAGTACGGCGACGCTCGAGGGCGGGCCTATGTCGGTTATTGAGGGGCTGGCCTTGGGGAAACCCGTTGTGGCGCGGGCCGGTGTTGGTTGGGTTGACGAGTTTCCAGAGGTCATGAAATACCAGATCGAGGAGCAACTGCTTGAGGTTCTACGAGACCTGCACGCGGCGAAACAGCGACGCGCGGAGTCCGTCGCGCGGTATACGTGGGCGGCGTGCGCGGCTGCCCACTGGGACTTGTTCCGGGCGCTTGCACCTGAAATAGGACGTGTTACCAAAGGGCCTGTGCCTGCCACAACAAAGAGGCAGCGGCGTAGGGAACTGGCAACGGTTATCGGCACATGGACTGTTGCGGGAACTATACCGCCCGGTGTATTATCGGAATGCGTCGCGCAAATGCAGCGACTAGGGTGGGAATATACAGAAAAACCAACGGCAGACCTAATTGTTGACGCAGAACGCCTCAACAGCCCATCTGGGTTTGTACGAAACCGGGCACTGAGACGGCTCGTTGATGAAACCGCGCCTGCGACTAGGAGATAGAGACATGACGCTACTGACAATGGCCGAACTGGTTAACCTGAAAACCACAAAATCCACTGAGCACGACAAGAACTTGCAGTACTACGACGCCGAGGTGCTGCCGGTGTACCTCAACGAACGGATGCGCGTATTTTTCACTGCGAACCCACACTACACCCAGAACTGGATGTCGCTGGTGGTGGACGCCGTGCTCAACAAGCTCATCGTTGAAGGTTTGGCAGTCGAGGGGGACAAGGCCAAGACGGACGCCCTTGACGTGTTGTGGGATTCATTGGAAATGCCCATCGAGGCGGACCTTGTGCACGAAATGACCCACGCAACCGGGGAAGGGTTCATCGTCGCCGGCCTCGATGACGGGAATCCGGTGGCATTTGCGCATGACCCGCGCACGGTCGTTGTGTACTACGGCGGGAAATCGCCGAGGGATGTCACACAGGCCGCGCACTTCTGGCTTGAGGGAAACCAGCACATGGCTACTGCGTGGCAACTCGATGATGCAGGAGCCGTTTGGGAAGAAACCCTAGTCGGCCAAAAGCAGACCAGCGCAACCGAGACGGCGGCGACCTCCCTCCCGATGACATACACACCACAAGACGAGTTACACAAAACGCCGTATGGCCTTATCCCGATCTGGCATTTTCGGCGCAGCCGCCGAAACATTGTGCCGGAGTTCCGCAAGGTCCGGCCTTTGCAAGACTCGATCAACAAGACATTTACCGCGCTCGGCTACACCATTGAGCACGCCGCAAACAAAGTGCGGTGGGCGATAACTACCCAGGAGTTGACCGAGCTGGCCCGTGCCAACGCAGGCGACGCCGTTGCGATTGCGCCCGCGCCCGCAGGTATGCAGCCGGTGAGCCTTGGCGAGTTCCAGCCGGAACAGTTCAGCGAGTTCGCCGACGTTATTGAGCGGTGGATTTCGGCGATTGGCGCTATCACGGCCACGCCACGCCACTATTTCGGCGGGGAAGGTATGGGGACTTTGAGCGGGGAAGCGTTGCAGGCTATGGAGGCGCCGCTTATTGCCAAGGTGCGGCGATACCAGCGGGCACACGCTACGCAGTGGGAAAGCCTCGGCGCATTTCTACTGACCCAGTCCGGCAAACCCACCACCACCGATGAAGTGACGTGCAACTATGCGGACGCCCGCACGGTGCTCCCAATGTCTCAGGCACAGATCCGGCTGGCAAACGTACAGGCGGGTATGCCGCTCAGCACGGTATTGCGCGACGAGGGTGAGCGGCAAGTGAAAATCGACCAGGTAATTGCCGATAAGCGCATGGAGGCCGGTCAATCGCTCGACCCGGCCCAGAACGATGCACTATATGAGGCGTTGAGCGCGAAGGCGGCGGCCCAGTTGGAACCCATGCTGGAGCAGGCGCTTACGTTCATATCGGACGCGGCCCTAGCAAAACTCGCCACGCCGGAAAACTTTGACCGGCTCGCGAGGGCGGCTCAGGTCAAGGCGGCTCCCGGCGAAGGCATTCCCGCACAATGAGCACGGTTGAAGACATGGCATCCGAGATGCTACTGGATGACGCATTCACCGCAGTCACCGACGCGCTCGCCGAAGCCATGTTCAACGGCACAGCCGCGTCGTTGACGGGGCCGGTTAACCCGGCGGCGTTGGCGCGGGCGCGCCGGTTGGCACAGACAGCCGCCAAAAGTCTGACCCGACAGTTGACGGAATCCCAGTTGCGCAGCATGGGCGAGACGATTGCGCGGGGGCTTGAGGCGGGTAAACGACCGCGAGACCTTTACAACCAGTTGCAGGAGGTGAGGGCACTTGACGCGAACCGAGCCCGGACGTACCTGAAAATCCAAGACTATCTTGAAGCGTCCGACCTAACCGACGCGCAACTATCTGCGCGGCTTGATCGGGAATACCAGAAGCTCTTGCAGGACCGCCGGAAAACCATTGCACAGAACGAGGGGAGGCAGGCAACCAGCGAAGCGCGGGCGCTAGAGGCGGGCGCCGCGCAACTGGAAATGAAAGCGTGGACAACGACGAACGCGGGGAACGTGTGCGATATATGCGCGGGCAATGAGGCCGCTGGGGTGATCCCCATTGACAAGCCGTTCCCGTCCGGCGATGACCGGACGCCTGCGCACCCCAATTGCCATTGCACGATTGTCTATGTGAAAAAGGGTGTTGAGACGGACATTCTGGCAGAACGACAGCAACGATACATCGAGGAAACAGCCGCAGCGCAGGAAGGGGACACGGAATGACCTATACGAGACGAGGACGAGGACGGCCGCGAAAGTCGGTTGACAACACTCCGAAGGCCGAGGCAGAGACGGCCCCGGCGGCCCTTGACAAACCGGCGCAGCCGGGGATATCATCCGAGGTGACAATAGGCGCGCAGATACTTGAACCGGAGGTCCTTACACTCGAATTGGGTGTCACCCGCGAGCAGACCAAGACCATCGGGCAGCGTTTGGAGGGAATCCGGGTTGACCTGATGCGCCTGGTACGTGAGATCGAGATGCTGGCCAACTGGTTAGCAAGACGCGCAAAGAGTTGAATCTGACCTGACCTGACGGAACCACCGTGAATCCGGGCCGTTGAACGCATGTAGCGTTTGACGGCTCTTTTTTTGTGTCTGAACCAAAACAGGAGACCGAGTCATGGCAGATGAGCAGGGCGGACAATCCGGCAACCAGAAGCCGAACCCTTCGGGGGGCGGCGCGGGCGCTGGAATGAGCACTGACAAAGATGAACGTTCCACGTGGAACACGGCCCAGTGGGAGGCTTTCACAAACCGGGAGGCAGACCGCCGGGTAACTGAGGCGTTGAAGAAACGAGAGACGGAATTTAAGGTGATGCTTGATGATACGAAATCGAGCGCCGAACAGAAGTTGAAAGATTACCAGACGCAGCTTACGCAGGAACGCGCCCGCGCGGAGTTTCATGCGGCGGCAATCGGTGAAGGCGTCGTGGACGTGAAAGCGGCATGGGCCGTGGCTGTCCAGTTTTCTCTTATCAAGGACGACAAGACGGACTGGAAAGAACTGAAAGCGGCCCACCCGACGCTGTTCCGTGACACTCGGCAGACAAGTTCCGCAGGCAAACCAGGCGACACCGGCACTGGGCCGGTAGACATGAGCACATTGATCCGGCGAGCAGCCGGAATCAGGCCATAAGAAAGGACACAACATCGTGGGATACTTTGACAATGAAACAGCGGCCTCGGACCTGAGCGCCGCGATGCAGCAACCGGCCGTGGTTGCAGAGATTTTTCAGGCGGGTATCGAGCAATCGATTGCGCTGAAAAAGGCGCGGCGACTGCCGAACATCGCAACCGGGACGGCCCGCATGAGCGTAATGGACCTGATGCCCATTGCGTATATCGGGAGCACGCCGACAACCCTCAAGAAGACGACAAAACTTCGCTGGAAGGGAAAAACTCTTACCGTCGAGGATGTTCATGTCATCGTGCCAATCGCCGAAAACACGCTGGCCGATGCGACGAACGTGAACATTTGGGGTGAGGTGACTCCTCGAATCGGCGAGGCAATCGGAGCAGTCATGGACGCGGCCATCTTTCACGGCGTCGGACTTCCGGCAACGTGGTTGACGGACACCGCCGGAGTGAGCCGTTCTATTCTTGCAGGCGCCCTCGCGGCAGGAAATTATGTCCAGTACGGGACAAACCTTGACCTGTACGACGACATTTTCGGCTCTGCCGGGATGCTCGCGCTTGTTCGTCGGCAGGGGTTCCCGATCACAGGTCATGCCGCACCAATCTATTTTGAGGGCGTGGCACAGGACCTGCGCGCGAACCGAACAGCGACCGGCGCGGGTGCGCCAATTTTCTATGCGAACGGCAACATCGAGATGTTCGACCGTCGGCCCATCGATTTCTCGCTTAACGGCGGGCTGGACCCGGACGAAGCGTTGCTGTTCAGCGGAGACTGGAGCCAACTAGTATATTCGATTCGTCAGGACCTCCAGGTGAAGCTCCTGACCGAAGCGGTGATCACGGACGCGGACGGCGATATCGTGTTCAATCTTCCGCAGCAGGACATGGTGGCGCTGCGGCTTGTGCTGCGAATCGCTTGGCAGATCGCCAACCCGGTAACTCGGTTGGCGGCCACTGAGGCGACTCGGTATCCGTTCGGCGTCTTGACTCCCGCTGGTACCTGATAGTGGCGACGGCGGCTGAAATCGCGCGGGTACGTACCCTAGTTGACGTGACGGTATCGGATTTCTCGGATGCGGCGGTAACGCTTGCAATCGAGTTGTATCCGATCCGTGACGTTGATGGGTACGTACCCTCCGACGATGATTGGACGGCCACCTACGACCTGTATTTGGCCGCAGCGGACATTGCCGAACAACGCGCCGCGAAGGTGATTACTCAGTACGACACCAATACGGACGGGTTCGCAGGCAGTCGGAGCCAGATGCAAGCCCAACTGTATGCCCTAGCGACGCGGCTACGTGCCCGCGCGCGCGCACCTGTGGCGAGGGCCGACATACCTGACCCGGCGATCACGGAAGACGAGGACGAGTGGACATGAGCGCTCCCAGCACATCCGAAATGGCTGACTTGCGCGAAGCCTCCGAGGCTACCATGCGCGACGAATGTCAGATCGGGATACGGAGCGCAGCGTCCAGGAACGATCCCGGCGCGGTGACGTGGGCATGGAGCGCGGCGCTTGTCTGTGGCCTATCCCTGAGCACGCGCGGTGAGGTTGCCGGGAACGGTAGCCAGGCGACACTCACGGACGCCGTGTTGCGGTTGCCCTGGGGCACGGATGTTACCGGGATAGACCGTGTGCGTATCACGAAGATTGCGGGCGAGACGCTTGACGTGGCCCAGGAGTATGCCGCGGACGGCGCGCCATACGGCACGCTTGCCAACCTGGTTGTGCGGTTGAAGCGGTTGATAGGAGCGAGCGGGCGATGATTCGAGACAATAGCAGGGCCGTTATCGCGGCGGCAAGTCTGTGGATGCAGGACCGGCTTGAATCGTTTGCGCGGCTGATGGTCGGCGGGGCAAAGCATTTGTCCCCAGTAGATACCGGACACAACCGCGACTCCGTGACGTGGCGCAAAATCCCGAACGGCGTGGACGTTCACACCGAGAGCGGGTACGGCGGCTGGCTGGAGATCGGCACGCAGGACATGGCGGCGCGGCCCTATTTCCGGCCCGCATTCGAGGAAACGAGAGTCGATATGAAAGGGCGGGTATGATGGTTGACGTACAGGCGAAAATCGTCACCCTGCTCGAAACCGCCGGACTTGATGTCTGGCGGAACCGGCTCCCGGCAGGATTCGAGAACGACACGCCTACCGTGGTGTTGACCACGCAAGACGATGACCGCCACCTGAGCGGGAGTACCCGGCGCGTGTTGTGCGAATGCCGGATTTACGGCGGGTCGGCGTCCGTGTCGGACCTGCTAACGGCCTACGAGGATGTTGTGACGGCATTGACAATGAGGACGACAAGCGAGTTGGCGATAACCGGCGAGCTTCGAGGCCAGGAACTTCCACCTGAACCCGATACGGGTTGGCTTGGCTATATCCTGCGTTTCGAGGTCCGCGTAAAGGAGAGATGACAATGGCAACGAGCGTAGTGCATCGGGTGAGTATCAACCCGGCGGCGGAAGCCGCAATCCCGGAGGCTCCTGCGTTGGGCGAGAATCTGAGCGCGGCGACCTTGCAAGGGGCGGACTGGGTATGTCTGGGTAGCCGGGATCGGACGGTTCCGGATGACGCGGACATTGACAGCGAGTCTGTCGAGGCCACGCCAATCCACGAAGGCGTTACGGTGCGGCCTCCGGGGAGTCTCGCGGCGCAACGGTATATCACGCGCCATGCCGGAATCGACGAGGTGAAATTCACGGCCTACGACGTAGCGCAGGAAGTCTTCGACTTGGACTCGAACGTCGAATCTGATGGGCCGGTATCCGAGCGCACCGCGACACAGGTGAATCGGTCCTTGCTTGTCGAAATCGACGGGTTACGGTTCGACTACTACCCCAACGTCGTGCTGTACGTCATGGGCGAGCCGGCCGGGTTCGGGCCGGGCGATAACGCCGTGAACAAGTACAACTTCGTGGCGAAGGTGTTGGGAACCGACAGCATCCCCAGTGGTCAACAGAAAACCCATTACGAGGCTGGCACCTGATGACAGACCAAGAGACCTTTGCGGCTAAGGGAACCCTAATCATGTTGGCGGGGCACACGTTCGAGCTTGCCCAGCCAACACGGAGGGTTGCCCGGCAGTGGCTGTCCGAACTCATGCAAATCGCCGTGGCTATGAAAGGGCTGTCCGTGCCGGAAGACGGGGAGGATGCTGACCCAGGCGTAGGCGCGGCCATGTTCGGCGTGTTCGAGCCGATCTGCCAGTTCCTGGGAAGGTGCAGCCCTGCCATAGCACATCATGCGACGGCCCTGGACAACGCCACGGAAACGGAGCTTATTCAGGCATTCGTTGCGATCAAGGAGTCGATCGAACTCCCTTTTGCCCAACCGACAGCGAGCGGGCAGCCGACGCCGAAGCCGTCCGCCGAAACCCCGCACTCAAACACAAGCGCCGGGCCGGGCGCGATATCCATTGGGAGTCCCGCGCCTACGAGTTGATCATGGTCGAGTGGGGAATCCCGTTCGACCATATCGAGGAGCATTGGACGGACGCGCAGTTCATGATGTTCTGGCGGCGGCTCGTAGAGCGGAAAGAGGCCGAGCATCGGGCGGCGAACAGGGAGCACGAGAATGCCTATTGAAGCGGGCGACGCCGTATGGCCTATCCGGGGAGACATTACAGACCTACAGAGGTCCCTGGCCCAGGGGAAGGCGGCGGTTGAAAAAACCACGGCAAACGTAACGCAATCACTTGCGTCCGTTGGGCGCGGCATGACCGTTATGGGCGCGGCAATCCTTGCGCCGCTCGCTATCGGCGTTAAGACCGCGACGGAGTTTGGGTCTGCCATGGCCGGGGTAGCGTCGCTCGGCGTGCAGAACATGGGCGCTCTCGAAAAAGCCGTCCGCACGGTTGCGGTTGCCTACGGACAGGATCTCATTGGCGCAACAAAAGCCACCTACCAGATGATTAGCGCGGGAATATCGGAAATGGACGCTCCGCTCATTCTCGCCGAGGCGGCAAAAGCCGCGACCGCCGGACAAACAGATCTCACCACGGCCATTGAGCTCGGCACAGCTATGACCGCGGCGTTCGGCGGCGCCGTGAAGGATATGTCAAAGGTGTTCGACTCTGCGTTTATCGCCGTGAAGTTGGGGGTGACCACATTCGAGGAATTGAGCGCAAGCGCGGGTAAAACCGCCCCGTCATTTGCCGCTGCGGGCCTGTCCCTCGACGAAATGTATGCGAGCGTGGCGGCGCTCACTAAAGGGGGGTTTGAAACCAGCGTCGCGTTTACCTCGATGAATGCCGTTGTTGCTGCATTTACGCGGCAAGGCGAATCTGGGCGGCTCAAGGCGCTTGGTTTACATGGCGCTCTCAAATGGTTGCAGGACGAAGTGAAGGGTGACCAGACCGCGATGCTGAAGTTCCTCGGCTCCACCGAGGCCATGTCTGCGACATTGTCCCTTACGGGCGCGGTTGCCGGGGACTTTACTGACATTATGGGGGCGATGGGGGACAAGGCTGGGGCCACCAAAACCGCATTTGACATCATTGCGGCTTCGGACCCGGCGTTTGCATGGCGGCAGTTAAAGGCGACAATGCAAGACTTGGCGATCACGGTTGGACAGGCGGTCCTTCCTGCACTTGGGAAGATCGTCGCATGGATCGGTCCGATTGTGACCAAGATCGCGGAATGGATGAAGGCGCATAAGGGACTTACCACAACCATTCTGCTTGTTGTGGGCGCAATCGGCGGGCTGATGATCACGCTCGGCCCGGTCCTGATGATGCTGCCGGGGCTTATCGCGCTGGTTGGTTCGCTTGGCGCGATCTTCGGAGCTATCGTCTCCCCAATCGGGATCGCGGTTGCGGCAATTATCGCCGCCGTCGTGGCAATCGGTATTGTCATTTACAAGCACTGGGATACCATCAAACCGATCTTTCAGAAGGGCGTGGCATTTGTCCTCAATGTGGTTTCGGTGGCGTGGGCCGAACTGAAACGGATCTGGACCATCGTACTCGATGCAATCACGCCCATCGTCGTCGCGTGGTGGGAACTTGAAAAGGCGATCTGGACTGCCGCTATGGCTGTGATCTTGCCCGCCGTTGAGCTGTTTTGGAAAGCGATCTGGGCCGCGTGGCGGAACACCATCGGCGCGATTATCGCCATTGTCACCATGTGGTGGACGTGGCAAGTGAAAATCTGGACTTGGGGAACGCAAACCATTATCCCGATCATGGCAAAATGGTGGCAATGGCATGTTGACCTCTGGGCCTGGGGAACGCAGACCATTATCCCAATGATAAAAACATGGTGGCAATGGCATGTTGACATCTGGACTTGGGCGACCGAAACGTTGACCCCTATCGCAACCCGGTTTTGGGAAATCCATCGAAACATCTGGGCGGGCGGACAGGCGGCCATCATGGCCATTGTTCAACCATTTTGGGCCGGGCTAAAACAGATCTGGGCCGCCGCGGTAGAATCGCTCGGCCCGCCGGTGGCGGCGGCATGGGAATTGCAAAAGCAGATCTGGGCCGCTACCTGTGGGGCCATAGTTGGCCTCGCTAAGGGGTTTTGGGCCGGACTCGTTTCAATTTATCAAATCGGCCATGAGGCGCTTATGAAAATCATCGGGCCTTCACTCGAGCTCTCGAAGCGACTGTGGGATACGGGACTGAAACAGATTCTACCGGTCATCAAGGCGTTCTGGAATTCCACGAAAGAACAGTTCCGCATTGGCGCCGCCGTGTTAGAGAAGATCTGGACTGGATTACTCGGCGGGTTGACGTGGTTTTGGACCGAGATTAGCAGCGAATTTGAGATGGGGGTCAATGCGGCGTGTCGGTGGATCGGCGTGCTGGGCGATTCCCTTACGTGGGTGATTGGCCTCTTACAAAAAGCGCTCTCGCTCATAGGGTTGGCGAGCAAAAAAGGCGTCAAGGTTCCTGGCGTTGGCGCGCGCGCAGAGGGCGGCGCGGTGTCCGAGGGGTTGACGATGGTTGGCGAGCGCGGGCCTGAGGCGATCATTCGGCGTGGGTCCGAGGTGCGCGTTCTGAGCGCGGCGAACACGCCAACAGCGGCGTCGGGGTCCGGGCCGAACGTGACGATCAACATGGGGAACGTGACGGTGCGGGACAGCGCAGACATTGACCGACTCAGTGAGGAGCTTGCGCGGGCGACTGTGCGCGGACTCAGGACCGTAGGAATGGTGATATGACGACCCATTACTCATTCGTTTACGACGATGTAGACTTTGGGGAAACGCCCTACAACGTGTCTGTGCTGGACTTCGATGTCCCCATGCTGGGTGAACCTCGAATCAGCACACGGCGCATTGCGGCGGCCACGGGTGTCATTGCGCGCGGGTTCAACCGGGACTCCGTGGTTATCACGCTCCAATGTGGGTGTGAGTTTGCGGACGTGACCGATCCGGATGCGACCCTCGACGCGATCACTGCGGCGCTCAGCACAATCGAGGAGGTCTCGCTTACCCTCAGTTGGGAACCGTGGAAGGCCTGGCAGGTCATTTTGCAGAGCGGGGTATCCTTCGAGCGGCTGGCCGGGGGCGCCTTGTTCACTTTGTCTTTTCTGGTTCCGAGCGGAACCTATGAGGAGGTAGGAACGTGATCCGACATTCCGTAGCCAACAATGCGTTCACGACCTTGGCTGCTGGGGTAATTCCGGCAGACGAAACAATCACGGTTGTAGCATCCATCCTTGATGACATCCCCGTTCCGTTTTTCGCGGACATTGGCAGCGAACTCATCGCGGTGACCGATGTTGCCGCCGACACGCCAAACAGCGAGTGGACCGTGACCCGCGAGGTGGCCGGCAGCGCGGGGACGTATGCCATCGGCGTGCCTGTTGTGCAGCGCATTTACGCGGAACAGATCAACGAGTTGAACCGGCTGACCCTAGCGCTCGAGCGGGTGATCTGCGAACTCCTCGGCGAGAACGACGGTGTGGTGCAGAGCTATACACGGGATGACAACCTCGAGGTCGTGCTGGCGACGGGGATCACCGCGACGTTGACGCGGGGGTCGGGTACGTTGGGTAGCGACCTCTTCTCCGTGCTCGAAGACACAACCTTGACATTCGTGCGGCCCGGTGTCGGGAGCCGAGTTGACCTGGTTCAAATCAGCAACGTCGGAGTAGTGGGCATCAAACAGGGCA